CTTTTCAAGATCAAAAGATTTGGTGACAGGGGGAGTAAAAACAGTAACGCCAACAGCTCTTGTTCCATTGGTTGAGGTTGCAATGAATGAAAACTTCTTTGGCGCACCTGTTTATACAGAAAACTTAAACGATTTAAAACCTTCATTGCACAATATTGAAGCTGAAATAACACAAGGATTAATAAAACATACTAAAAATGAATTAGGAGATTCTTGGATAGGAAGGTCTATAGATAGATTACCTACAGGGGTACAGGAATTTATGCACAGTTTTGGAAGAGTATTTAATCCTATAAATCATGTAAGAAAACTTGAACATGCAGCAAGCATAGGAATATTTAGAGGAGAAGAATTAGTAAGAAGAAACACAGCAAGGTTAATGGATTTTGTAAGAGTGAATGAAATGCCTGTATTGTTTGGAACTACAGAAAAAAGATTAGATATAACAGATCCTGAAAGTATAAAGAATTTTTCTTTTATTAGAGATGGAGAACTTTTAGATAAATTAAGAAGAACAGCTCCTGAAAATCGAAGAGGAATAGATCCTGAGCAAATATCAGTTGCACAAATATTAGAAGAAAGTCCTAACCCTATGAAAAACCAATTTGGTAGATGGGGATCTTTTTTAAATGAAGATCAAAAAGCAATGTTAAAAAGAATACAACAAGTTAATGAATACACAAGAGATGAAATGGCAAGATTTTGGGATCCTGAAGAAGTAGATCCTACAAGAAGAAGGCCTAAAAAAAGAAGAGATGATAGAGAAGTATTAGATTTATTAACTTATACAAAAGAAGAACTAGAAGAACTTGCACAAGATGCAGGATTGCGAGGTACTAAAGAAGGAGATCCTTTATATGAATTTAAAAATAATGTAATAGGATATGCTAATAGAAAATTTGTTGTTAAATTAAATCCTGATAATGTAACAGGAGATATTGCAATAATAGGAAAAGATGGAACTGCTTGGCAAGTAGGACAAAGAACAGGTTCAGAATCTCAAAGAAAATTAACTAGAATTAATTTAGCTAACTTAGAAGGATATAGATATGCTTCTTTAGATGATGCTTTAAAAATGTCTACACAGTCTAGGCTTGGTAGAGCTATGACACAATCACATTCTAAATGGTTAATAAAAGAAGTTAAAGCAGGAAACTTAGATGAGTTTATTAGTGTTGCTAGTAAAAAAGCAAGGGTGTACGAAATACTTTTAAGAGATAAAGGATTAAAAGAAAAACTTAATCTTACAGATAAAGAAATAAAAGACATAGTAGATAAATATAATAATGGAGATTTTTCTGTACAACCTGCTGTGTTAGCTAATATACAAGAAGCAGAAAGTGTACTTAAAAATATAGATACTATATTAGCTAAAATGAAAACAGGAACTGCAGAAGAAAATTTTAAACTATTAACTTTAAAAAATAAAATAGAAAGTACGGACAGAACTATAAATGATTTAGAAAAAAAATTGTTTGAAGGAAGAATGACAGGAGAAGAAGATGTTCTTTTAGGTAGACTTCTTGATGAAAAAAAATCGTTGCAAGAAGAATACAATAATTTAGAAAAACTAGGAGGCGGATTAAGTCCTGAAGATGTTCAGCTATTAAGACAAATACAAAAAATAGTAGGAACTACAGGAGTAGATATATCTGATATATATCACGACAAAACAGGTGAGCAAGTAGTTAAAAATTTAAGAGAAACTTTTTTAGAAAATGTTGTAGACTATACAAAAGAAGAACTAGAGAAATTTGCACAAGAAGCAGAATTGATGGTAGATGATGTAATTTTAGAAATATTTCCTGAATTTAAACCAACTTACCAAGGTAGTGATCGGCCTCAAGTAGATATTAATGGAAACATAATACCTGTAGACACAATAAACGATACTATGGAATTTGCTGTTGTTTTAGCATGGGCAAGAAGGATAATGGGCTTTGCAACAGTTGATGGATATTTAGCTGAAAATATTCAACAAAATATAGGAATGTCTAAATGGGGATATGAGTATTTAGTAGAAGGATCTTTAGATGTAAAGCCTACTAAAAAACAATTAACTGAACGATTAAGAATTCTTATTAAAGATTATAAAACTAATTTAAATAATGAAATAGATAAAGAAATCTTGGAGCTTCAAACTAGAAGAGATGAACTAAGGGCAGAATATATTAGATATTTTGAAGAAGTATACGGAGAACCACCATTTATAGAGGGGCCTGAATTGTTCGTAGAAGAATATGTATATCAAACATTTGGAAGAGAATTGAACGAAATATTTGGTCGTATTCAACATTTGTATGATTTAAAAGCAGTATATGAAACAAGTGGAAGTCCTAAGAATCTAGATTTTGATAATCAAGATTTTATAAAAGGAATGAGTTACGGAGTAAATGGATTTTTAGATGAAGACAAATTTGGTAAACGATTACCACAAGTTATGGATAGTATATTTCAAATTCAAAAAGAAAGAGCAAGGCTTTATCCTAATCTAGTAAAACCCGAAGATAGTATAGGTGAATATTTAAAAGTATTAAGGGCAGAGATAAACAAGAATAATAACGAACTTGCAGAAATACAAACTAGAATAAAAAATAGTGCAAATGATATGCCCATGGAAGGAGTTTTATCTAGGGAACAACTGACAGAACTTTTAAGAAGAGAAAGCGAACTTCAAGCTCTAGTTAATCCACAATTAGACGAATTTGAAAAAGTTGGTATATTATTACAAGATCTAGGATTAACTGAAAACGATCCTTTTTCTTCAATCATGCTTCCAACAGATATGGATGAGATAAAATATATGGAAAATTTAATTGGAGAGTCTTGGTTTAGAACCTTTAACTCTAACTACGATGTTAAAAATATGGAATTGTTTTTAGAAAAACAAAAAAACATTTATACTAACAACTTAACAAAATATGAAAAAATAGTAGCAGATGCTGCTGAACAAGATGTTATACATGGTAACGAAGTAGTATTTAAATCTCCTGCTGAATTAGAAAATTGGATATTTAAAGTAAAAGATGATGCTCCTGCAGGAACTTTTGATAAGTTAAAAGCATTTAGAAATAGCTTTCAATCAACAATAGAAAGATCAGAAGTAAAAGGAATGATTAAATGGTGGTCACAGGCTAATGCTTTACAAAGAATGGTAGCTTTAGGTTTTGATGCTTCTATATTTAATATACATTTGTTACCTGTATTATTTAATCACCCTGAAGTAAATGCACAAGGAGCACGAGGGTTTGTTAAAGTCTTTTTTCAAACTATGAAAGATAAACAAGCAGGAGATATATTTATTCAAAACTATAGAAACAAAAAAGAAAATGTAGATATATTAAACAAATATTTTAATCAAGGATTTTTAACATCTGATAGCAATGAGGTTTTTGAAATAGTTAAAAACACAGGATTAGGAGAAGCATTTAGAGCTAATAGAATTACAGGTAATTTAGGAGCATCTTTTGAAAATGCTTTTAATCACACATTAGATATAGCAGGATTTGAGTTATTAAAAGGATTAGATTATTTAGTTGATACAACTGCAGATGCTGCTACACAAGCATCTCAAAGAAAAGTTATTGTTGATTATGTAAATTCTATGAGAGGATTGTTTAGTTCAGGTATGCAAGGAATAAACCCTAATCAAAGTATATGGGAATCAATATTATTATTAGCTCCTAGATATAGAAGAGCTGTAGCTGCTTTGTTTGTTCAAGCTTTCCAAGGAGATCCTTTAAGAAGATATCTTGCACAAAAAGCATTAATTAATACAGCTACAGGATTAGCTTTAACTACAGTTTTATTACAAATTGGAGCATCAGCTATAGGCGAAGACGAACCTGAAGAATTGCAAGTTAAACTAGATAGAATGCTAGATCCATCTAAAAGCGATTTTCTTTTATTTGATATGAATGGACAAAAAGTAGGAGCAGGATCTAAGATTGTATCTGATGCTAGAATATTAAGTAAAGCATTAAATTTCTTTTATAAAGCAGGAACACAAGAAGACATGGAAGAGTGGGAAAGCTTTATATCTTTAAGTGAAGACAATCCGGGATTACGATGGATAAGAAGCCAAATGGCTTATACCCCATCAACTGCTTGGGATTTCTTTACGGGAGCTGATTACATGGGAGATCCTACATTTAGAAAAGGTGAATCAGATATAGATACTATAACAAACTTTGTTTCTCCTTTTACAGAATTAGTTACTCCACTTTGGATGTCATCTATTAGCTTTGATAATAGCCATGGTAATTTAGATTATGGAGATAAAATAATAGGTAGTGCTACTAGAGGTCTTTCAGAATTTACAGGACTTAGAGCTTATCCACAGGGAGCTGCTGCTATATTAAGAGAAGCATCATTTGACATTATGAATGCACCTTATGATAATTTAGAACCATTTCAAAAAGATATACTAAGACATAGTCTTATGGATCAATTAACTCCAATACAAGAAGAGCAAGTTAAAAGAGGTAAAAATGATTTTGCTATTTACTTTAATGATGTAGATAGAATAAACCAATCGTTTCAAAAAGAATTAATTGACATGACAGCTTTATATCCTAATACTCCTGAAGGCAATAGAAATATGTATGATAGATATAGACAGTTAAAAAGTTACAGAAGAGGTCAGCTATACGAAATAGGATATGATGTAGAGTTTGACGAACCTGAACCATCAGATGTTGCAAGTAAAAATACTTTAAATAAATATTATAAAATGTTTGATTCAGTAAGAATTGCAGGAACACAATTAATAGATTGGGATCAATGGGAAATAGAATATGAAAAATTAATGAATTCTTTATCTATAGATCAGCAATTAGTTATTGCAAGAAATACATCTAGGCTTCCTATTCCTTATCAATTTTTAGAAAGAATAAAATATCTTGGAGAAGCAAAAGAATATAAAAGAATTATGAGAGCACAACAATTAAGAGAAGATTATTTTATTGCTCAAGATAGAAAAGATTTAGCATCTAAGTCTAGAGATATTTATTTAATGTTAGAGGATTGACGAATATAATTTATTTTGGTATTTTTATATAAGGAGGACAAATGATAAACGAAAATGAAAATATACAACCTGAATTAAATATGGTACCTGAAGAGAGCACAGCTCCTGTAGCTGAACCTCAAGCAGAGCCTGCAACAGAACCTGCAGTAGAACCTACAACAGAAACACAGGCACAACCTGAGCAATCTGTTGAAACTACTTCTACTACAGAAACTACAGCACCTAAAGCTGAAGAAAATGTAGGCACTTATCCTAGTTCTGTACAACCTGAAAATGATGTGCAACAAACACTTCAGCAAACACAACAAAGATTGCAACAAGTAGAACAACAAAACTTGCAAAATCAAATGTTGTACGAAACTGAAAATTATAAACAACAGTTAGCACAACAAGGATATAGTAATGAGCAGATACAATATGCTGCTGATACTTATTATCAAAACAGAGTACAGCAAGTACAAGTAGAACAAAATTACCAAAAAGGATTAGAATTTAGAGAAGGGCAATTTAAAGCATCTTTACAATTTGGGAAGAAATACAATGTAGATCCTGAAGTACTATTGAAGTACAAAAATCCTCAAGAAATGGAAACAGCAGCAAAGCATATGTCTGAAGTTAGAGCATTAAAAGAAGAAAATGTTAGACTAAAGCAAGGCAAAGTTCCTACACAGAACTTTGATAGTAATAGTGCACCTGCAAATGCTAGTTCTAGTGAGGAAAGATTATTGGATCAATATAACCAAGGGGTTCGTAATCCGGAAACCGAAGCAGCAGCTCGGAGAGCAGCAGGCATCGGGTAATTTATTAACCTTAATAAATAAGGAGTAGTCGTAATGGCACAGACAGCGACAACAGGTAATTTAGAGAATGCGAGTAAGATAATTATCGCAGCAGCTAGATATACCGAGGAGCATAATGCTCCTGCTATGGCTCTAATAGAGAGCTTCAGCCTTCCTAAAGGAGCTAAACAAGTAACAGTTCCTAAGGTAGCACAAATGACAGTATCTGATCTAACAGATGGTCAGGACATTGTTGACGAAGAAGAAATTGGAATGACAACTGTTGACTTAACAGCAGCAGAAGTTGGAGCCAAAGTTATCTTAACAGATAAACTTGTTCGTGAACAACAAAACAATGTATTCACAATAATTGGTAAACAATTAGGTGATGCAATGGCAAGAAAAAAAGATACAGATGTTCATGCATTATATAGTGCTTTGAATGGTGGTACTACATTAGGTGGTACTTCATCTAAAGATTTAACTCTTGCTAATTTACACGGATGTATAGCACATGCTAAAGCAAATAAATTTGGTAATCAGGTTTATGTTTTACATCATCCAAATGCTATTGCTAATCTTTCAGGACAAGTAGCAACTATGGCTTCTACTTCTTCAGGAAGTGAAATCTCTAGTGGATGGTCAGCAGACTTATTAAAGAATTTTTGGAGTGGTATTCGACCTTTGAATAATGTCCAAATTTTTGAAGATGGTAATTTAAGTAACACAGCAGGGTCAGGTGATGATGCTATTGGTGTTATTGCTGACAAATCAGCTATGGCAGTTCTTAATTCTGTAGAAACTAGAACAGAAAGACAGAGAGATGCATCTATGAGGGCCACAGAGGTCGTCATTACAAGTGATTATGGAGTCTTTGAATTAGATGATTCAAAAGGTGCTGCAATGACTTATACTGCATCTGCTGTATCTACATCAGCTTAATAATTAACGGAGGCAATTTATGGTTAACCATAATTATGGAGTACAAGGAAAAAAGAATATAACTGAAATTAATACTTTAAGAAAGGAGTCAGGTATGAAAGGTGATTTTAAAGTGGGTTTATTAGATTCATGGCAAATGAAATCTGATTACTTTAGACATACTCCCGGATTAAATACTGATGGAGAGTTAGCTTTTAAATGTGGAACCAAAGTGCCTAAACAGCCAACTGATGCTGAAACACAGATCAGAAGAGCTAAAATAGGAATGTTTCCTATAGAATGGGATGACAGATGTAGACTTGAAGCTAAAGGCAAAAAGTGTATGTGTAATCCTAAACAAGAAAAAGTAAAGGAAGAGGTCAAGATAGAGAAGAAATCCTCTATCTAACCTCTCCTTCTTTAGTATGAGTGTAACCTTTGACCGAGCTCATACGATTTTTTAACAATCGGTTGAAGGCGGGGTGTATAAGATACCCGAATTAAATAAAGGAAGGAAGTGTAATGGCTTTTTCAAACGTAATAAACGGAACATATGGTCAGGAGAAAGAAGAGACTTCAAGTCAAAAACTTGAACTTGGAACTCGGATGGTATTCCGTGACGGAAGAGAATATAGATATGCTCACAATGGTGGAACAGCAGTCGGAGAAGGATTAATTGTAGCAGCAGAAGCTTTAGTTGCACATCATGGTTCAGACGGAGACTTGGCAGTTGCAACAACTGCAGCAGGTTCAAGAACTATTGATGTAACAGTTGAAGGTACAGCAGCAGCAAAAAATCTTTACAAAGAAGGTTATCTATGGTTTAACTTAGCAGCTACATCAGTACATGAACTTTACAAGATTAAAGAACATGATGCTTTTGATAGTAGTGGTTCAGCTACAGTAACAATAGAGGATGAAGCAGGCTTACATCAGGCAGTTACTAACGGAACTGATACAGTAGGAATGATGAAGAATCCTTATGACAATATAATTGTAGCTACAGCAGCAGTTGCTGAAAGACCTGTTGGTGTAACAGTAAATGCTTTTACTGCTGACTATTATGGTTGGGTTCAGACTAGAGGAATATCTGTTATAAAAATAGATGGAACTCCTGCAATAGGAAGTCCTATAGGAACTAGCTCAAACCATGCAGGTCAAGGTTTAGTAGTCGGAGCAGATACCACAGGTGGTGTTGCAAGAGTACATAGCTTGGCAGGTATTGATAACGAGTATGCAGTAGTTGTTCTACAAAACTTAGACTAACTATGCAGATCGTAGGATCAGAAACTTACGACAGAAGATTAATACTACCTGTTGGAGTTACTCTTTTAGGAGAGTATGGAGCAGGTAGTATTAAATCATTGTCATTTAGTTTTTATGACTCAGTTACAGAAAGAAGATCTGTGTTACACAATGTTCCTTATATAGTTAATGATCCTTATTCACATAATGGTGTAGAAACTATGATAGGTGAGGCTCACGAAACATGGATAGCACAAGTAAGAGCACAGGGAAAAAAGAAACCTAAGATGACAGTACAAGAAAGACAAGATGCAGGTAAAGTATTAGATGATATAAGAATTAGTAAAATGAAAAGAGATGAAAGCTCTACAGGTAAAATTTATTTTGGAGGAACTAAGATTGACAGAAAAAAACTTAACAGAAAATTCAAACGGCAAGCAAGAGCAAATCGAAGATAATGTTGTTGTACAACAAATTGACATAGCAGATGCTATGAACGAAGATCCTATGTTTAGACTTAAGGTTATAAACAAAGCTCTAGTTCGTGAGAATAAACATTTA